TCAACCCCACAGGGGTTGTTAAAAAAAGGACTATTCCCCCTGGTGCAATATAAATTATTGGACTATTGCACTCCCCATTATCTGGGTGGTATTACATGCGGACATCTAGGATAACAACTGGGGTAAGACCCTCTCGCCAAAGAGGTAACGTGTTGTTTAAATTGGCAATCCCTAGAGATTTTCGCGAGACTTCTACTCGTTTATGTTTTTAGTTTTTTGTAAATTAAGTAAAGAAATTTAATAATAATAAAAAAAGAAGTTTTAAGATTTTGCTCTGGCAGTTGGTGCTGCTTTTCGCTGTTTTGTCTTGGCTTTTCGTACTAAGCCAGCGACATCAGATTGATTTGCCCAAGGCACTTGAAACATCATACAAAAATCATCTCCTGCTGTAAGACAGGAAGTTCCTTGTATTGAAGTTGATATGATACAGCCCGTTGGCTGTGTTCGTTGTGCGGACAATAATATGTATGGTGAACCGCCCGAATTTGCGATATACGGACGTGAACAGTACCAAGGCAGAGAAACTGCTTCTTGATACATTGGTGATGTGGCTGTGGATGTAAGATATCCATAACCAAATTCTAGTCGTTGTTGTGTGGCACTGGCCACACGTAAATAATAACCATCTCCGTTGCCGGATGAGTTACCTTTTCGTATGTTACGGAGTACTAGACCTCCACGCCACCACATAAAGCTGTCTGCAAATATTTGGTGGGAACAGAGTGCTACTGTATTAAAACCGATTTGTCCTGCGGTTATTGCAGAATTGTACTCTGTTGCTCGCTTGAAGATGTCATTGACATCATCAACTGTTTCAGCCATGACTTGGTGTAATGTCACTGACTGAGTTGCACCTTTTACGATAGGTGGAAAAACTGTCGAAAACTCCGTTTGGAGATTCATTTGATTCGAGAAGGAGGCTGTTGAGTGATGAGCCAGTTCTTCTGTTTGTTGGACATTTAACAGTTTTGAAAATTGGAATGATGTATTAAGAGTTGGATCACAAAGCACTCCGAATTGGGTATCCTCCCCCCCTGATCTAAATACTGCCATATAGGCTAGTGATGTCAGCGGTGCGGGTGGTCCTATTATCGGTGAAATTTGTTCTACAATCAGTGTTGGGACTAATTGTTGTACTCCTGTATATTGTTCATTCCAAAGAGCATAGTTGAGATAGGGCACAGTAATTTTAATGGTCGTGTCTCCTTTCACATCTATGTTCATTGATGGTACGTTTCCTATGTTGGACACTGTTGTATTGTACGCAATGCGTATTCGCATGCGGAATGCGTAAAAACAGGGTAGGTTAACGTAGATGAGGTATTTAATGGATCCTCGCCAGTATTTGAAATTTGTGGCTGCTATTGCTAGATAGTCAGCTCCATCAAATCCAGATCCGACGGTTAAAGGTTGTACAGCTGTTTGCCAACTAACTGTTATTCCATTAAAGACATAAATGTCAAAAAGCATGGGTTTGCCTGCAAATGCCGCTAGTGATTTATAGGAGGTATCCATTCCATAATTCACTGGACTATTTGATATTCCGGGGTTTTGGTATAAACTCAGGGAAGTGGCATTATCCAATCCTGTTGCGTGATTGGTATCATTGAAGTACTGATTAAGTACCATGCGATTTGCTTGTTTGTCGAGGGGCTTGGAAAGCTCGGTGCTAAAAATGGCGTTAATAACATCGGCTATTGGACTCCAAACGCCCCCAATGATTGGTATTGTTCGTGCGATGTGGGAAATGTTTCTTACAACCATTCCTACGCTCGCATCTTTTCCTTGTGTTGCTTTTGCTTTTGCCTCTGCGTCAGACTTTGCGGTCTTGTTCGCACTAGGAGGCACTATTGCTCCAGTTGCCGTTCGCATCTGGGACTGGAATCCGGCCAGGCTCATTTCTTTGATCGAGCCATAAACTTCTATAGGAATAGAAGCCGGTATACCAGCATTTGTTGTAAGCAAAGTGAAAAGTGGTAAAATAAATACAGTTGCGGTTTCTGCTGAAGTTCCTGTTGCTGTAGTAGTATCTTGCCAATCTTCTGGACTAAGGTAAGGTATTTTAATAGAATTCGAAGTTTGCGCTGCTGCTGCAAGTATCGTTGCATGATACGCAGACAAAGATTGAATGTCAAGTGGTACGGTGGATGCATTAATGCATGGTAACCAACCGACCATAAGAGCACCTTGATGGTATTGTGAGGACACCATCTTAATGTCAATTTCAAAACAGGCACGAAAAAGCCTGTAAAGTTTGAAAAGTGCTTGAACACCTGTTTGTACAGCCAAATTCCCAATGAGCGGAATTTTCTGTATTGTTGTGGTTGGTGTCCAGTTGAAAGAATAGATGAGAAACTTTCTTTCAGGTATATCCCCCAGCGATGGAAATGCATAGGGGGTAGTAAGTTGCCGGGATGGCACAGATTTACAATCATCGACTTTTATATCTTCTGATGCTTCGATGAAGGTTGTCAATCCTGAAGTTGCTGTTGAAGAAACCCCTGGATCATTTGCTAGAGTCACGGTTGACTCATTTGTAGTTGCTGTTGTTTGTGCTTGTGTTCTCGGGACACTGCGTTTGGCGAACGAACCTAGGCAGTATTGTCAAGCTCACGTTTTATAACGCTGTCTCCGATATCTCCCCCATACTAATAAAAGTATTGTGAGTGGGGGCCTTACGTATTAAGACAGAGAGTTCGCAGGCCGAAGCGTGCTTAAATGTTTCTCAAGCATTTATTTGTGCGCCAGTGAGTGTAGGCGCTCTGGGTATTTACCCATTTGTAATACGATAATAAATTTCGAGCTGATACTCCTCATAAGTCATAGTTATGATTTCTGTTGGGAGGAGTGCTCGAAGATAAATGTTCATCTGTGTTACATATTTTTCGAAAGTTTCTTTGTCGTGGCGTGCTAATTCTGAAGCAGCCACCTTGCAATTAATTGCAAACTGTTCGAGGATTGTTGATGATGATGAGCGTCGAACCCATTGTATCATCGATTCTATTGAACTCATGTTGAGCGGGCATATCATTAACGCCTTTTGTTCAAAGCGTCTAGCCAAAAATTTAATCTGAGTAAGGTGAGATGTTTCTGAATTCTCCCCTTTATCAGGATTTGTTCGTGTATGGTTAAACATGATTTTTGCCGCTTTCCAAATTTGTTCTCGTGTAATTAAGCTTTTCAATATGGCTAATGTAAGGTCGTCTCCGAAGGTCCATTGGGAGGCCACTTGATTGAAAGGTTTCTTAACTATTATTCGTATTATACAGCGATTGATTGCTTCATTACAAATAGAATTTAGAATTGACGTCAGTATAGAACCTGACGGTTGAAATTTTGAAAAAACTACAATTTCTTCTATTACTATCATTACGTTGAAATTTGCCGTAACAATAACATATATA